CAGGGTGACATCTTCCGCAGAGGCCGGCGCTGGTACCGCGTGGAAGAGGTACTCGGAGAGGAAAAACAGTAATGGAAATGTTCTTTACAGTTATCGGTGTGGTATGGGTCGCATACATTATCACAAAAGCGCTTTTCTGGCTTGACGGCCAAAAGTGGTAAGGAAAGGAGATGGCTGCACACGATGCGCCGCCGGCGGCGGAGTAAGCGAGTGCGCAGCGAGGAAGCGGCACGATTAACACGACAGAAAGGAGCGGAAACCGTCATGCCGCGACGGTGATTGGTATGGCGCGAGAAAAAAAGAAAATCGAAGTCAAGGCGTATGCCGTCATCGGCGGCGTGGAAACGGATCTTGATTCTATTTCTGCAGAAGAAAGAAGAGAGTTTGCGACAGCGTTGAAGGTAACGATGCTGAACTCATTGTATCAGGGCCGTGCAGTGTTTTCTGCAGGAGAAAAAGAGAAATGAAAAGGAAAAATGCTTTACTGGCGGCGGTCGCCTTTATAGTCGCTTTTATGATCATTATGACGGTGCAGATGATCCTTGCAGCTGCAAAAGCGGACAAGCCGGTGGTTCTTTCAAAAAGCGAAAAGGCCACTGAAGAAAAGGTTGTTATGCCGGAGCTTGAAATACCGGCCGCAGAGCAGAGTGTTATGAACGATGCAGAAATAGAAAAATGGCACAGATTCTGCTGCGTTTATTCGGATGCCGTTCCGCTCAGCGCAGACGATCAGCTTGCGCTGTTTGAGGCCTGCGAGGAATTCGAGGTTGATTATTTCCTCATGCTCGGACTCATCAACAAAGAAACACATTTTCAAAATCTGATCGGAGATGGCGGAGAGAGCTTCGGATACTGCCAGATACAGCCGAAATGGTGGACAGGAAAGATGCAGGAAATCGGAGCGCAGGATCTTATGACGGCAAAGGATAATTTCCGCACAGCCTGCGCCATTATAAAAGAAATGTTCTGCCGGTACGGGTGCGGCAATCTGACGGACGTTCTGACAGGTTATAACGCAAACCACGGCGGGAACAGTGAATATGCGGAAGAAGTAATTAGCTATCAGGAGTCTTGGCAGGAGCTGATTTTGCAGTGATCAATTTAGATCAGGAGCGAAGAAAGTGCAAAGAGTGCAAGAAGAGAAAGCCGGGTTGTCAGGACAAGTGTTGGCGGCATGCGGTGATTAAAGAGGCCGAAGCAAAAAGAAACTGCCGGCCGGGTTACCAGAACACGAAAACGGCAGGATTAGAAAGCGCGCTTCGCAGTGTTCAGATGAGAAAGAAAAGAGGACGCAAATGAAGCGCCGCCAGCGGCGGAATTAGCGAGTATGCGTCGAGGAAGCGGCACGATTGCCGCGACAGAAGGGAGCGAGAATCGTAATGCCGCAACGGTGTAATAGAGTGATGTGCTGCATTGAATGCCAGTTTGGGCAGAAAACAGAATGGGGCCGCGGAAAAGAGGCGATTCATTGTACAGCGGACGGTTGTTTTCACGGAAACGTAACCGTGATCCTGCCGGAAGGATTTGATAACTATGCAGCTCAACAAGCGGTACCGGCATGGTGCCCGAGAAAGGACAAATGATATGAGCGAATATTTAACACAAGCAGAAAAGAAAATCGAAGACGGCATCAAGGAAAAGCTTGACCGTTACGGAGAGGTCATGAAGGCAGATGTTGGCGCTGCGCTGATTGATTTCTGCCGTCAGGACGAAGAATTTGCACAGGCCGTCGTGCAAGGCGGAAGTTTTAAGGATTGCATGGCGGCGGTATCTAAGGGCATCGGTACCGGTATTTCCGATCTGAAAGCATTTCGCCGCGCAGTGCAGTTTTATTTTCAGGGTGCAGACATCAGATTTCAGATGAGCATCGATCTTTGCGCGAGCGTGCGAGAGGAAGAAGAAAAGCCGGTGCAGGATTCGATTGTCATTGATCTTAAAAACTTCTTTTAAGGGGGGAGAAACAATGCCTATCCGATGCAATTTATCGGAAGCGGATCAGACATGGGCGCTGAGAAATGATTTTATCTACTCAGCAGAAGCGCAGGATTTCATTGAAAGCAGGTTTCATCACTACCTGTTTTACGATTACGCGGTCAGTGATCAATATTGCCGACCGTTGGTTGAGACTGAATGCACATGCTGCAACAAGAAGCAGTTATGGGCAAAAACAGATTGGGATTATTTCCGGAAAGAAAAGAAGATCAAGCACACGGAAAAGACGGTATGTCCTGATTGCGGGAGCGAAGTAACAGCATACGCAAGAGGAAAGATCGGAAAAGGGATAGCCATCAGCCAAGAGCGAATACACGCTTTAATACTGAAAGAAATCGGCGGCGATCTTTATGCCGCAGCAGTGACAGCAAGTAAGTTTTACGGAAGAATCGAAACAGAACCTGCAGAGGTAGCGCTAAAGGCAACCTATTATTTCTCTGCCGGAAAATGCCAGAAGTGGAGAATCGCTTGGGTATTTCAGCAGAAAGAGAACAGATGGGAGCCGAAGCTTATCGCGCAAAAGACGCTGACAGAGCCATTTCCAAATCCTACTTGCTGTTCTTATTATTCCTACGGAGATCCAACGTATACAGTTTTTGGGCTATCAGAGATTGAAAAGAGCTGTATGAAGTATTGCGGATACCGAGAGTATTGGGAAGGCCTTCACAACATGTCCTTATGTGACGGACAATATTTGGACGGATTTATGACCTATCTCAGCATCTATGCAAAATACCCAAAGATGGAAATGCTTTCCAAAGGCGGTCTCTATGAAATCATATCGAACGCATTGGAAGGGAATATGCATGGAAAAGCGCTGAATTGGAGAGCAAAAACATTGGATGGATTTTTGAAGCTTTCCAAGAGCGAGACAAAGCAATTTATTGCCGACAGGACTTCTGTTCGGATACTGGAAACGAAGAAACGATGCGGCGTATCGCTGCAGGATGCAAAGGACGTTTTTCAGTATATCGGAGATGAGTGGGATCAGAGCAGAATGCTTCCGACGGCGAAAGAAGTAGGAACCGATATCGCGGAGCTTGCCAGATATCTTCACAATCAGAAGTGCCGGGTGGAAATCTGGACGGACTACATCAAAGCGGCAGAGAAGATGAACTATGATCTGACACGCAAGGACGTTATATTTCCGAAAGATCTGATGACAGCGCATGACGCAGCCACAAAAGCGGCGGAATGGGAAAATGAAAAGCTTCTGCAGAAGGGATATGAAAAGCGATACAAGGTATTGGAGAAGAAATACGGATTCAGCATGGACGGGTTGTGCGTCATGGTTCCGAAGAATCCGGAGAGTATCGTCAGAGAGGGGCATGTTCTTTCTCATTGCGTCGGCGGTTATGCAGCGCGTCACATGGAAGGAAAAACGACCATTCTATTTCTTCGCCGGAAGAAAAAGCCAAACACGCCATACATCACAATCGAGATGGATGGAAAACGAATCGTGCAGATCCACGGATACAAAAACGAGAGAGTCGGCAATTACCAAAGCTGCTTTAAGAATTTGAGAAAGCCGATGGAAAAGCACGGAGATTTTATCAATACATGGCTTTCGTGGTTAAAAAGCGGAAGCAAACGAAATAAAGACGGCACGCCAAAGCTGCCGGTGATGAAAGAAAGGAAATCAGCATGAACGAATTACAGGAAATGAGAACGCTGACGGTGGTCGCGGCGGAGATCAATGCGCTGACCGCAAATATGCTCTGCGGCGTAATCGAAATCGGCCGCAGAATGTGCGAGGCAAAGCAGATGGTTCCTTACGGAACATTCGGAGACTGGATAAAAGAGAACACCGGATACAGCTCTTCGACGGCCAACAATTTCATGCGTCTTTACAAGGAATACGGAGACCGGCAAAGCAATCTTTTCGGCGCGGAAACAGAATCCCAAACGATTGGAAAACTGAGCTATACCAAGGCTTTGGCGCTTCTTTCAGTGCCGGAAAATGAGAGGGAAAGTTTTGCACAAGAGGTGAATGCGGAGCATATTTCCACGCGCGAGTTGGAGCAGGCAATCCGTGAACGAGATGAAGCGCGCAAGGAGCTGAATGAAGAACGCGAGGCCGGAGAGGGTGCTGCGATGAAGATCGCTGATCTGCAGTCGGCGTTGGAAAAAGCGAACGAGGAAGCCGGAAAGGCAATCGAGAAAGCAGAGCAGTGCGAAGACGAATTAGAGAAAGCCGAGAAACGAATCAGGGAGCTGCAGGACAAGCCGGTGGACGTTGCGGTGCAGACGGTAGATGCCAGCGAGGAACAGATCAAGAAGGCTAAGGAAGAGGCAATCGCCGCGGCGGAAAAGGAAAAGAAAAAGCTGATGCGCGAGCTGACGAAAGCGCAGGAGGAAGCTTCTGCAGCAATGGCAAAGCTGAATGTGGAGAAAGAAGAAGCGCAGCGCAGGATTGCTGCGGCAGAGAAAAAGGCGGTCGAAAGCGCAGAGAGTGCGGAAGTGGAGAAGTACCGTCAGGAAGCAGAGAGCCTCAAAAAGCAGCTTGCGATGAGCGGTGAGTCCGTCACGATCTTCAAATTGCATTTCTCGGCATGGCAGAAAGCATTTAATGAAATGGAGCAGGCCATGAGCAAGGTGGATGCCGAAACGGCAGAAAAATTGAAGGCCGCGACAAAGGCACAGGTACAGGCATGGACGGAGAAACTTTCCTGATTAAAGCCAGACGGTGCAAACGCTGCGGCGGATTATTAACAGGCAAAGACGCCATACGAAACGGGTATGGCGCCTATTGTCTTAGAAAGCACAAAGAGGAACAGGCAGATCGAGAGATGGCCAAGCTGCAGTACAGCCTATTTAGAGAGGAACAAGATGAAGAATAACAAAAAGAGACTGATCAATGCGGCGCCATATGAGAGCTGCAGGATCATTGCAAATTCAGAGGATGCAGGTGTTCCGGTAAAAGAGATCAAGACAGTAGACGCGGTATTCCTGGATGATGTGATCGGGTTTCTCGGCGAGAAGATTGAGGAATACGAAGGATGCGCTGATTTGGCATTTCTAAACGGAATGAGAGAGGCCAAGCAGCTGCTGGTCTATTACAAGAAAGAAGCGTGAAACAGTGAACGAATATGAAAAGAAACTGGCTGATTTCTGCGGAGTGGAAGATGTCGGAGATGTATCTGACGGTTTCCATACATTCAATCAGCTATACCATCAGCGAGCAATGCTGTTTGCGACAATCGTAAATCAGAACAGCGAAAAATCATGGAAAACATACTGCCATGAAGATGGAGAGCTTTGCTTCGGCGGCGGATGGTTCTTGGTAACGATCGAAACTCCGCAGGGCGCATACGGTTATCACTATGAAGATAAATACTGGAATCTGTTCGACTGCAAAGCGATTGAGAAAGCAAAGCCTTGGGACGGATATACAGAAGAAGATGTGACAAGGTTGTTCAGTCTTTATTAACTTTCTCGACAGAGGAATTAGGAAAAAGATAACGAAAATCAAGTCAACTATGAGTCAAGTAAAAACGATATTTACAGTCAAGTAAGCTTTCTTCGGAAAAAGTTGAGGTGATTGAATGGTAACGCACAAATATAAGTGCAGGTTTTGCGGAAAAGAATTTAAGTACAGAACGCCTGATTTTATTTTCGGCTGTGACCATGTTGTGAGTTTCATACCAGCGATGCACATCGTATTCCACCACGGCAGAAAGATGAGCAAAGTAAACTGGAAAGATTTTTTCAAATTGGTTGCTTTGGCTGTTGTAGAAATAGCGTTAGTGGTTGTTCTTCTGCCAATCTTCCTGCTGACATACCCGTTTTGGTGGCTGCATGAAGAATTGTTTTAATTAACTTTCTCGACCGAAAGCGGATAGGAAAATGTCAATTTTCTTAGTAATAGCAAGGAAACCAGCAAGTGTGAATATACCTGTTGAAAAAACAAACAACAACTTGTAAAGGAGAAAAAAATCATGATTGAATTACCGAGCATTAAGGAAATGGCCAGCATGGCGGTGACGGGAGCAACATACAAAGAACGGGCGATCGGAGAATACTGGTTCGTTAAGATTAAGTACCAGCGTCTGCATGACATGATTATCAAACGGGAAGCAGATATGCTGCCATTTAAGCCGAACTGCCCGATGGAGCAGTGGAAGGCACAGGCGGACGCGATGGGCCAGTATTTGTATCAGCTTGAGATCAAGGCCGCTATGGAGGGCATTGATCTTGACGATGTTTTTCGCTCATGTGAAGAAGGAACATGCGAGGTGTGAAGTGATGAATATGCCGGACGTGATTGAAGAGGCCGGGAAAGGCGCAAAGCCGACCTACAGGGAACTGATGGACAAGCTTGCAAACAAGGAAATCGAACTGGATGCGATGAGGATCGCGGCAAACAGTTTCAAGCAGCTTTATGAAGCGGAGCTTTCCAGAGGCGTTCAGACAGCAAAATGCGAGGCATGCCCGAGAGTGAGTGCAGCGGTTTATAAGGCATTATTGGAAGAACTGAAAACCGTTGCCAAGTGCGCAGTATGCGCCTATAGCTTTTCAGATCCGAACGAGGATCCGTGTAAAAGCTGCAAGAAGCTGAAGAACTGGAAGTGGAGAAGAAGCGAGAGCGGCGCCGGTGGAGGAACAAAAGAATGATTTACGAGGAAATTTTAGAAAAAGCGCTGGATACATACGGCGTGGAAGCACAGAGACTAATGTGCATTGAGGAAATGAGCGAGCTGACGAAGGAACTCTGCAAAAACAGCAGAGGCAGAATGAATGAAGAGCAGATCGCAGAGGAAATCGCAGACGTTCTGATCACCGCTGATCAGATGATTATGGCATACGATCTATCAAAAGAGGTCAAGGCGTGGAGGCTTGAGAAGCTTGCCCGTCTTGAAGTAAGGGTGAAAGAAGATGCCGAAAAGAGAAGTACGGTGTGACCGGTGTATTTTCAGAGCATCGGGAGATGTGAAAAAGCTTTATTGCTATACCTGCGGATATGCCTTGCTGATGGAAAAGACAAGAATGGCAGTGCCGGCGGATCGCTGCAGGCATTTCATTGAGGGAAAACAGGTGATGTCGAAAGACTCTGCCATTCGAGAAATCAAGAAGGCGGGAAAGGAAAGGCTTCATGGGATTAGATAAGAAAATATTCTGCGAAGCATTTCTGAAAATCAGAGATAAGCAGCAGCGCATTGTTTCGCTCAAGTTCAAGCCGGCGCAGGAAAACCTATATCGCGTCATAGAGGAAGAGCGATCGGCGGGAAGACCTCCGCGCATCATCGTATTAAAAGGCCGACAGGAAGGAATTTCAACGGCAACAGAGGCGCTGATGTTCACGGATACTGTTTGTCGGCACAACGTGAGGACATTGATTGTTGCGCATCAGAAGGACAGCACAAGCACGCTGTTCACGATGAACAAGCTGTTTTTAGAGAGCATGCCGAAGGAGCTGCAGCCCATGCAGCGTCTTTCAAACGCCAAGGAGATCCTATTTGAAAATCCGACAAAGGACAAGCACAAGAAAAAGAGACGGCCGGGATTGCGTTCCTCCATTCGCTGTACAACAGCGGGAAGCAAGGGATTTGGACGTGGTGATAACTTCACAAACGTACATTTAAGCGAGATTGCCTTCTGGCCGGGAGATATCGAAAAGAGCGTACTCGGCATCATGCAGGCAGTTCCGGATGACATTTCCACAACGGTTGTGATTGAAAGCACAGCAAACGGCTTCAATGCTTTCAAGGACAGATGGGATAAGGCATACAAAGGAGAAAATGAATGGCGTGCGGTTTTCCTTCCTTGGTTTATGGAGCCGGAATACAGAAAAGAAGTCGCGGCGGGTACCGTTTGGACGGAAAAAGAGCTTGAGCTAAAAGAAACCTATTCGCTTGACGATGAGCAGCTTGCATGGCGTCGCTGGTGCATTCGAAATAACTGCGGCGGCGATGAAGCGCTATTCCGGCAAGAATACCCGTGCACACCGGACGAAGCATTCATCATGAGCGGAGAGAACTTCTTCGACAATGAGCAGATCATTATGCTTCGCGCAGCGGCGCCGAATCCTGCTTGGACAGGTGAATTTACGGGGATAGAGCCGGAGACGGGAGCAAAGCCGGTTGGTTGGGGACCGGTGGAAAAGAAAAACGGCATTATTCGTATCTGGGAGATGCCGCAAAAAGGCGTTCCTTATGTGCTCGGCGGAGATACGGCGGGAGAAGGAAGCGACTGCTTTACTGCGTGGGTTGTGGATAACCGAACGGGAATTCAGGTCGCGGAGATGCAGATGCAGACAAGCGAGATTTATTACGCAAGACAGATCTTCTGCCTTGGAAGCTTTTATAACAATGCTTTGGTTGCAATCGAAGTAAACTTTTCGACGTATCCGGAGATGAAATTGGAAGAATGGCATTATCCGAACTTGTATCAGCGAGAGCGATTTGACACCTTTGCAAATCAGTATGTTAAGAGCTTTGGATGGCAGACAAGCTCAAAGACCAGAGCGGCGGCCCTGGCTAATCTGCACACAGTCATGGAGGAAGCGCCGGAGAGCGTGAGAAGCTTCTTTACACTGGGTGAGATGCTGACATTCGTCTACGACAAGAACAGGAAGCCACAGGCGGCGGTCGGACAGCACGATGACCTTGTGATGGCGGCGGCGATCTGTCAGATGGCACGCACGCAAATGAGAGCAACGATCGAAACGGCATCGAAGAAAACGCATGATTGGACAGAGGATGAATGGGAAGATTACTATGCCGCAGATGCAAAGACGCGAGAGCTGTTAGAAAAGAGGTTTGACAATGACGGTTAGAGTGACGGTCGATATTGACGACTGCGGACAGACACAAGGCACAAAAGAGGCTGTAGCAATGGCGCTTGAGCCGCTTGGAAGGGTGCGCGTTGTTTCCGTGCAGGTTTCACCGGGAGCGCGTGAGAAAAGCATCGGAGAATACAAGCAGATGAGCATGGGAGGTTGATTATGCCCAAGAAGACACAATTTTACATGAGCGATGAGGAAATCAGAAAGTCATTCAGAGAGGCAAAGGACAAGAGAGACCAGATTAAGGTGCTTGCCGATCTGAATGTTACGGGAACAGACCAAATCAAGCGAAAGCTTCTTGAGCTCGGAGAAATCACGCAAGAGCAGTATGAGAGAAGCAGGAGAGGGCCAAAGGGATTGAGAAGGCCGTCTGCAAGTAAACCGAGAGAAGAAGGACAGAACATGACAAAGTTCATCAGCACGCCGGAACAGAAGCAGGAAAAAAAGACGAAGGAGCTGCAGACGCCGCAGTTAGATCAACGAGAAAGAGAAATTCAGAAACTATACAGCGATGCGCTCATAGGCGCAATAGAAGAAATATCGGGAAAAGAAGAAAAGAAGCCGAGCGAAGAGAAAGCAGAGCCAAAGCAGGAAGAAAATGCTTTCACAGTCAGAGACCTGTATAAAGTGTTGGAAGAGGCAATGCAGGCAGGATTTGCTCATTTTCCGGTTCTTATGGAAGGGCAGAGATTTCGGGATATGTGGGTTGAAATCAAGCAAGAGATCCGCAAGAACAAAGGAATTACTGCCGTTGCGGTAGAACTGCACGCCATGCAGGAGAGTGAACATGAGTGAATACAGAGAAGTAGAACTTTGCAGGCCATGTGTTGAGCAGATGAAAAGGCAGGGAAAGGTGCTTCGCCCATTGGCAAGGAGCAATGATCAGAAGGGAGTTTGCTTTTGGTGCTGCCGGCGCAGGTTTGTCGGAGTATATGAAGTCCTAAAAATTAAGTAAAAAAGCGCGGCTGGATGCTGCGCGAAGCTGCCGGAACTTCGGCGGCTTCGTGGAACACCGAACCGAATACATATATTAAATAGCGGGTACGCGCACACGCGCGTATCTGCGGGGTTCTTAAAAGTCTATGTTTAGCAGGAAGAAAAAAGAAGAGGAAGCAAAAGCGTCTTTTTCCGGAGAAATGCAATGATTTGCAGAGCGACGGGGGCGGCACATGAAGCGCCGCCGGTGGCGGATGAAGCGAATGTGCAGCGAGGATGCGGAGGGAGAATTGCGAAGGAAATGAGCAAGGCGACCATTGCCGCGACGGTGTAGAAAAGGCGCTTGTCAAGAATAGCCAAGGGAGATTGCGCGAAGGTGTGCGCGTCAATTTCTATTTAACGCGCAGGAAGGGAGCAGCAGGAAAATGAACGGGGAGGGCCTCTACATGATTACGAAGATCACAAGCGGGAACGTTATCGAGCGCAGAAAATGGAAGGTTCAGCGCAGAGCATCCAGAGGAAGCAGAGTGAGAGGAAACAGCACGGAGAAGAAGCAGCTCGGGAACCGAGAGGCGGCCGTGCTGCAGATGACGCGAATCATGAACTGCAATATGCGCGGCGGAGATCTCCTTTTGACGCTGACCATTAACGAACATGGCGCAGAAGTGACCGGCAATACATACGAAGGCATAAAGCGCGAAGCAAGAAAGTGCATCGATCGCATTTTGTATCGCTTGAAGAAAAATGGCATCATGGCAAAGTGGTTTCTTATTCCGAGCGTGATGGACGGAGATACCGGAGAAGTCGTGAGAGCCCATGCGCATATCGTCATCACTGCAGCGGGGTTTTCCATGAAGGACGGCGTTCTGATGGTAGGAGAGGAAATCGTGGAGAACATTTGGGGCCTTGGGGAGATTGACTACAAGAGTCTGCACAATCAGGAGGATTTTTATCCGCTCTGCAAGTATCTGATCTCGCAGGCACGCGGCGTCGCAGACGAAAAGAAGTATTCATGCTCGCGAAACATGGAAAAGCCGAAGATCGAGCGTATTTATGTTTCCACGTCAGCACCGCTGCGCGTTCCGGCCGGAGCGCATGAGCTGGAAGGCACAAGATACGATGCGGAAAAAGGCATCAACATGGTTCGATACATCAAGCCGAGCAGGAAAACGGCAGACAAGCAAGTCGGCGGTCATAAGGAATTAACGCTTTCGATGGAATACGAAGACGGAGGCGGTGACGATGAGCTTTAAGAAATTACGCGGTGTCAAGCTGAGCAGAAACCGGCAGGGATATATTCGTTTTACCTGCCTGACATATGCCGATCAGCCACAGGTCATACGCGATAAGATCAGCAAGCTATGCTCACGCATCGGCGGAGATGATTACGCACAGGCGCTATGGGAAATGTGCTGCACGGAGGAAAATGTGACCAGCATTGCCATGAGGCATTGCGTCAGTGAAAGTCAATTATACAAGCTGCGGAAACAGTTTTTTGAAAGCTGGTTCCGGAAGGGGCAGGGAAACGAGTAGTTTTCTGTTCCAAATTTTTCATACATTTTTTCAAAAGTCCGAATTTCTTTGATGTGTCAAGGGATTCGGACGTTTTTTTATGCGCAAAAAGTGTGTGATAACGGGCACGCTTTTTCTGTCAGACTATTTACAGGAAGAAAATTCCGGCAAGGAGGAAATGACCGAAGCGCCGCCGGCGGCGGATGAAGCAAGGGGAGTTTCAAGAAAGCGAGCAGGGCGACCAATGAAGCGACGGTGAGGTGATCGGCATGAAGACGGCAGAAGAAGCCGGAAAGGCCTTGAAAGAAAAAGAACGTGCTTTCGTCCACGCTTATCTCAAGTGCAAGTCGCAGAAGCAGGCCGCGATCATGGTCGGATACAGCGAAAAGAGCGCAGAGAGTCAGGCGTCACGTCTGATGAGAAAGCCGGAAGTAAGGCAGTATCGAGATAGCCTGCTGAAAGAGGATTTTGAAAGCATCGGAATCACAAAGCACAGTGTTGCTTCAGAGGTTTGGGAAATCTATCAGCGCTGCATGGAAAAGAAGCCGGTGCTTGAATGGAGCCCGGAGCAAAGAGCTTGGATTGAAAGTGGAACTTGGCAATTCAATGCGACAGGAGCGTTGAAAGCCTTAACGCTGATGACAGAGATGCTGAGCAAGCTTGAAGGCAACGAGGAAGAGGACGAAGAGAACGAAGAGAGCATCGCAGAGATGCTTGCAAAATTGGAGGTTAGCAAATGACGCAGGAAATGGTTCTTTGGCAGGAGCGTTTTTCAAAAGCTGAAAAAGAAATCATGCCGGAGCGCGACAGAATGACACGGCGGGAAAGAATTTATCTCGGTGATCATGCGGTAAAAAACAAGAGCGGAGAATGGAAGAGCGGCGAGGCGCTTTATGTGCGTAACGTTGCAATGGAGCTTGTAGAAGCGCAGGTGGACAGCAGTATTCCTGCGCCAAAGGTTACAGCCCTTCGCGCTGAGGACGAAGAGCTTGCGGAAATCATTGAGGATATGCTGCGAGACGTGATGGACCGTCAGCCGATGGAACGCATCAATGACGAAGCGGAGCGCGTATGCCCGATTCAAGGCGGTCACGGCCTGCTGGCGACATGGCTGACCAACGCAAGCGGAAAAGGCTGGATGGGTGATTTGAAGATCTCCATGCTGCATCCGACGGCGGTACTTCCGCAGCCCGGCGTTTATGAAGTGGCAGATATGGATTACATCTTCACGGAAACGCCGATGACAAAGAGACAGATCGAGCGCGAATACGGAGTTGATCTGGAATCGGAAAACGAGAGCACGCCGCAGGCAAGAAGCCTCGAAGGGAGCAGCGCAGACTCGACAGAAATCGTTACACTGCGCACAGCATATTACAAGAACAAAGACGGCGGTATCGGAAGATTCCGCTGGGTGAACAATACAGAGCTTGAAAACATCGAGGATTATCAGGTACGGCGCGTGATGATCTGCAAGAGCTGCGGCACAATCGGAAACGGAAAGAAATGCACGCAGTGCGGCGGGAAGAAATTCACAGAGGAAAAGCAGGAATACAGAGAGCTGCAGAGAGATTACACAACATCGCTCGGAAAGGTTATTCCGTGCGAAAGCCCGATGAGAGATGAATACGGGCAGATCGTCACGGAGACGATCGAGGAACCGCGCATTACAGATGTGCTCGGAACAGGAGCAGGATTCCTTCCGGGAATGCTTCCGCAGCCTCCTGTCATCATGACACAGCGGGAAAAGGTAATCACGGAAACGACAAAGATTCCGTACTACAAGCCTGATGTATATCCGATCGTCATGCGAAAGAACGTTTCTCAGTTCGGCAAGTTCCTCGGCGGAAGCGATATTGATGCCATTGAGGATCAGCAGAACACGCTGAATAAGCTGAACACGAAGGCACAGCGCAAGCTGTTCGGCGGCGGAAGCTTTACTTCTGTTCCGAAGGGAATGCGCATGAAGCTGGACGACAGAGACAATCAGCTTCTTGAAGTAGAAGACGCAAAGCAGATGCAGCTCATCAAGACATTCAACACGCAGGTTGACATCGGAACGGACGTCAATTACGGAAATCAGATCTATGAGCATGCGCGTCAGATCATCGGTATAACGGATTCGTTCCAGGGCAGAAAAGATGCGACGGCAACAAGCGCGGTTGCAAAGCAGTTTTCCGCAGCACAGGCTGCAGGACGTCTTGAGAGCAAGGCCGTGATGAAGCGCGCCATGTATGCGGATCTGTTTGAACTGATTTTCAAATTCATGCTGGCATACTGCGATGAGCCGAGAACGGTAAGAGCGAGAGACCGTGGGAACAACGGCGAAATTCAGTACAAAGTTTTTGATCCGATGGATTTCATCTATCAGGACGATGCGGGATCATGGCATTACAACACGGAATTCCTGTTCTCTGCAGATAGCGCGACACCGTTGGCCAGCGACAGAAGCGCCATGTGGCAGGAAATACGCGGCCTGTATGAGAGCGGAGCGATGGGCGACAACAGCAATCCTGAAACGAGAATTCGCTTCTGGACGTTGATGGAGAGCTTGCATTACCCGATGGCGGGAACGCTGAAAAAGCAGCTGCAGGATGATTTAGATAAGCAAAACGAAATGAAAGAGCAGATGGCACAGATGCCGGGAGCGCTGAATGAAGCACAGCAGCTTCCGGGAACGACAGCGCTTCCGAGAGGAGTGATGGGGCTATGAAATGTGAGATCTGCGGAAATGAAATGCTTCTGTACCGCGTAACGGAGAAGGAAAACGGGGCGCTTGAAAAGCAGTATGTTTGCGCGAACAAGAAATGTCCGCGATATGACGAAAGACTGAAGAAGAAGCAAGAGAGCATCGAACAGGCGGAGGCCTGAGAGATATGACGCAGAACGGTATGCGAAAAAAGCCGAAAACGCAGGAAAGGAGGAACGCTCAATGAAGGAAGAAAAGAAAGGTTACGTCGGCCAGATCAGCCACAGCGGCACCAACGTCGTAAAAGCACCGGTCAACGGCAACGGCACAGCCAATAAGGGCGCGGTCATCCACTCCGGTAATGACCTGCGCACCGGCAAGAAGAACTAAGGCACGCGGCGGAATATGCCGCACAAATCGCAGCCGAAAAGCGGAAAAATCGGGAAATCAGTGGAGGACATATGAACGAACCCATTACCGCACAGGAGATCGCAGAGCGCTTCGGCGTAGAGTTGGACGATGCGAAAAAAACGGAACTCGAAAAGGAAGGCAATGAAAACGAAGCTGCCGGTGCAGATGAACACGATACCGATAACGGTGAAGCGGATCAGGCACAGAGCAATAACACAGACGGCGGTGCGGGCGATGAGGCCGGCAATGACGATGTGCAAGGCGAATCCGATGGATTGGGCGCTGATGACGGCGGAAGCAAATACCGTGAGGAGGAACCGCAGAAAAAGCAGACGCAGGATGCACAGGAACGCCACAGACAGGCAGCAGCAAGAAGGGAACGGGAAGCGCAGGAGCGCCAAGAAGAACTCAGACGCGCCATTCAGCAAGCGCGGGATGATGTATTCAGAGACCAGTTCGCCGGTCAGACGAATCCCTTCACAGGAAAACCAATCACCACAGAGGCAGAATACAGGGCATTTATGGCCGCTAAGAATGCGGAAGCTGACAAGAAGGCAAAGGAAAACGTTGCCAATCAGCTTTCAAAGGCAGGAATTGATTCCACAGCCATTGAGCAAATGGTCAAAGCACAGACTCAGCCGATTGCACAGAAGATGCAGGAAATGCAGATGCGCTCGGCGCGTGAGCAGGCTAAGATCGTTATGCAGAAGGCAGGACAACAGATTGCCGAGCAGATCAAGGTCATCAATGCGAAGTACGGTGAGAATTTTGCCGGAGTGGATGACATTGTGAAAGGCGAGAACGGGAAGGATTTTAACAGCTGGGTCCAAAAGGGCGCGACGCTGGAACAGGCCTATTTTCTTGCCAATCAGAAAAAGATCGAAGAGAAGAGTGCAAAGGCGGCCTATGCGGCAGGAAAGAACGCACAGGCAGGCAAACAGCACATGGGTCCGCTATCAAGCGTTGGAGGAGACGGGCGCGTGGAAGTGCCGAAATCGGTCGTTGAGATGTACCGACAATTCCTACCAGATGCGACGATGGAGGAAATTAAAACCGCATACGCGGCAGAAACCAAAAACAATCAATAACTATGAAAGGGGAACACTACAATGTTCAAGATTAACGCGATGGACGTTGGCGCAACCGCTCCCATCGAATACAAAGAAGTGACTGCGGATGAAAGCTACAGCGTCGGTGAGACGCTCAAGACTTCTTCCGGCAAGGTCACTAAGGCATCCGGCACCGATACTCCCGAGTATGTTTGTGTCGGCAAGATCAACGAGGGTAAGCTTCCCTGCGTCCGTATCCAGAAGTACATGGAATTTTCCACCGTCTTTTCGGCGGATCCCGGCGAGGGTGTGACCATCTCCGTCGGTGACAAAGTTACCGTCAGCAGCGATGGCTTGAAAGCCACTGCAACCAAGACCAGCGGTGTCTTTATGATTACCGCTCTCGAAAAGACCGCTGCCACCGGTGTCGGTGTCCACGGCCGTTTCGGCTACTAAGAAATAGGAGGAATAAACAATGCCTATCAATAATGGTGCTATCACTGTTTCCATCGGTTCCGGCATGCTCGATACCGCATACGGTAATTGCCAGGTTCCGATCAAGAAGTATCTCGAAAAGCGCGCAGAGGCCTTTGAGCAGGCCAGCGTTCTGGACAAGCTGTTCCGCATGGAGAAGAGTCAGCATTGGGCTGAAGGCTACAGCGGCGAAACCGCAATGGACGATTTCCAGGCAGTTGGCGAAGGCGGCAGCTATCCGCAGGCAGATTTCCAGGAAAGCTTCAAGAAGACCATCGAAAACGAGACCTTTAAGCAGAGCTTCAGCGTGACGCAGGAGCTGGTCGAAGATGCTCAGATCGGCACGATGCAGGCCCGCGCAAACAAGCTTGTTACGGCATACTATCGTACCCGTGAAAAGCTCGGCCGCGCTATCTATGCAGGTGCTCTTTCCGGCACGACCGTATCTTTCAACGGCAAGATCTTCTCCTGCGCAAGCGCAGACGGCAAGAAGGCATTTGCCACCAACCACAATGCCAAGGTCAAGGGTGCTGATCAGAGCAACTTCTTTGCCGATGACATCAGCGCCGCCACGCTCGGCAAGCTGGAAACCCGCATGCAGAACTATTGCGGCGATACCGGCGAACTTCTCGCAATCGCTCCCAATACCATTCTCATTCCCAACGATGCAGTCCTGAAGGCCAAGGTCTTTGAGGCAATCGGCAGCTCCAAGGATCCTGATACCGCAAACAACGGTTTCAACTATCAGTTCGGCCGCTGGAACGTCATTTGCGATCCGTATCTGCAGGCTGCTCTGAATGCGCTCGGCATCACTGATAAGCCTTGGTTCCTGATCGACAGCGATTTTATGTCTCTGAACGACGGCGCTATCTTCCAGGATCGCATCAAGCTGGAAGTCAAGAGCGACATCGACAAGACCAACGACAACAACGTTTGGAGAGGCCGCGCGCGCTTCGCTGCCGGTGTTGCTGATTGGCGCGGCTTCGCAGTAGGCGGTATGACCGGCGGCACCAGCCTGTAAGGCGGAGGTGCAGCATGAGTGATTATACAATTTTCGACAAGGTTCAGGCGCAGGAATTTAAGGGCGACGTAAACGGCAAGCTTCTCGGCGCAGTAGCAAGCAGTGTCAGTCTCACCAAGAGTGCTGATTATGCATTGGCTGACGCTGAAAAGAAAAACTATATCGGCGTTACGCTGAGCGCAGCCAGTAAGACCGTTACGCTCGGCCTTGAAGATGGCCAGATGGCTTTCGTTCACAACGCAGGCGGCACGAATGCTTTTACCGTAAAGAATGTTTCCGGCGATTCCGGTACTTCTCTTGCGGCGGGCAAGGTTGCACTTGTGGTCGGCAGCAAAACCGCAAATTCCAGCGTAGTTCTGGTGCTTAACTAAAATGGGAAAGAGGCCTGCGCAAGCGGGCCTCTTTTTGCAAAGAAAGGATGAAAAATCATGGCAGCAACAAAACATGTCGTGCTGGAAACCGTAGACGGAGATCGCGTAACCGCGATTCTGACTCCTCTGAACGGTGAAGATGCATGGACGGCAGAGTCCGTAAAAACAGAAATGGGAGATGCGCTTGGCGCAGGAAGCAAAGCATACACGCCGGAAGGCATCATTTTCGTGCTTGGTCCTGACGGAAACTGGGCACAGTGGAAATGGATTATTCCGACCGCATAAAAGACATAGGAGGACACGACAATGACATGGGGAGAATGTAAACTTGCGACGCTGCGCACCATGTTTGCAAACGAGGGAACGGAGCTGACGGTTGATGACAGCAATCAAGAGTATGTGAACGCCATGCCGGAGAAGGCGAACGAGGCCCTGCAGCAGCTTTGCACAGTCGGTCGGCCGATTTTGAAACAGCACATCATCACCGTGACGGATGATGAGGAGGCAACAGGAACAGTCTATCCGACGCGTGACGGAATGATAAAGGTAGATCTAAAAACTGTTCTATCTGATTTCCGGGCAATCCATCAGCTGACAGTTTATGACGGAGAAGATTTTGTCGATGCAGACAATTACAGGCTGGAAGCGGACAGATATCTGATTATTCCCGGGTACGCGGCGGAATATGAGGTGACATATGCGGCATATCCGCAGGTCATCACAGCAGAAACAACTGACTCAACGGCGATTGACATCGCACCGGAATGCTGCGTTCTTTTGCCTTTGTACATGGCAAGTGAGCTGTACAAGGAAGATGAACTTGCAACAGCCACCATTTGGAGAAATGAGTTTGAGGATGGCCTTGCTAAAGTACAGCAGGCATATACTGCGCAGGGCGGCGGGATCATCGCGAGCACAAGGAAGAACACAACGGGGTGGTGGTAAGCATGGGTCAGTTCAATGTTCCAAGCGAAAGCCAAAAATACAGCAGCGTCATAGAGACGTTTCGCGGAGTAGATCTGAACAATTCGCCATCCAATGTCGATAAATCAAGATCTCCGGAAGCACCGAACATGATCAGAGATCAGGTCGGAAAGGTGAGAAAGCGAATGGGATATACGACCATCGCAACAGCGCCGAACGGAGATCCTATCAACGGAAGGTATGTGTTTGGAAGCGAGCAGCTCATCCATGCGGGAGCAAAGCTTTACAAGCTGACGTTTTCCGGATCAACTGCAACATTTACGGAAATCGGCGATATGGCCAACGAAAAAAGCAGAGGATTTATCTTTGACGAAAAGCTGTTTCTTCTGGACGGAACTAACTACAAGGTTTACAACGGCACAACGCTGCAGAATGTCAGTGCCATAGCATACAAGCCTATGATCATCATTTCGAGAAATCCGGACGGCGGCGGAACAAGCTATGAAAGCCTGAATCTCATAGGAACCGGGTGGAAAGAAAGCTTTCTTGGACAGGCGAGCGTTACTGAGTATCAGTTGACGACGGAAAACCTAGATGCTACAGCGGTTGTTGCAGAGGTCATGGACAGCAACGGAGAATGGCAAACAAAGGTAGAAGGAACTGATTTTTCAGTAAACAGGACGACAGGAAAAGTCACGTTTTCGACAGCTCCAGGAGCTCCTCCGGTAACAGGACAAGACAACGTAAGAATCACAGCATATAAAACGCGAGAAGGGTATGCAGACACCATCAACAAATGCCGCGCATTTTGCATTTACGGAGTCGGCGGTTCCACAGACAGAGTATTTCTGAGCGACAATCCGGACAAGGCGGGAATGGATTGGTACAGCGGATTCGAGGACCCGAGTTATTTCCCAGATACCAATTACACAAAATTATCAAGAGACGGAAGCAGCATTACTGGATATGCAGTAATCAATAATACGCTTGCAACATTTTTGAACGGTGCAACAGACGGACGAAATGTAATTGTCAGAACAGGTACGCTGGATGATGATGGAGAGGCGCTTTTCAAAATCAGCAATACGCTCATCGGGCCGAACACGATTGCACGCGACAGCTTCCAGAGCTATGACAAAGAACCGCTTTTTCTTACAGACCGAGGTGTATATGCAATCACGGCAGAAGAGCTTACAGGCCAAAAGTGCAGTCAGGAGCGAAGCTATTATATCCTCGGAGCGCTGCAGAGTGCATCCGGAAAGGAAAACGCAGACAGCACGCGGTACCAAGATTTCTATGTACTTGCAATCGGAGACAGATTTTACTTTCTGGATATGCAGCAAAAGAGCTATGAAAAGGACAGTCCGTATTCTTCTTATCAATATGAATGCTATTACTGGACAAATATCACTGCACGCAGGATCTGGACAGACGGTGCAGCGTTATGCTTCGGAACGGCGGAAGGGAAGATTTGCCGGTTTGCCACCAATGTAGACAATCCTGCAAGTTATAACGATGATGGAGAGCCGATTGATGCATATTGGGAAACCAGCGATTTGGACGGAAAGCTGTTCTTCCATGCAAAGACATTCATCGGAATTGCAGTAAGGCTTGCGGCGGCGCAGCTCACCGGCGTGAAGATCTATGCTCAGGTAAGAGGCGTTTGGAAGCAGGTATTCGATGCAAAGCAGAAGGCACGCTATTTCAGCTTTGAGTACATTGATTTTGCAAAGTTCGTTTTTTCAGGAGACCAGACACCGAGAACGATGTACGGAAAAATTAAACTCAAAAAAGTGGACAAGGCGAGATTCCGGCTGCAGAACAATGTGCTGAACGAGCCGTTCGGCATTTATGCTTTCGGTATGCAGTGGCGCGAGACCGGGAGCAATTACAAGAGGTAAGGAGGAAGAGATATGGCGATTTCTTCGCATAAAATTACAGATGCGCAAATTTCGCAGCACGGTATCTGCAGCGCACCTGACGTGCTGAACGGAACACCGGCACAAAACAAAGCAAGATTTGACCAACTGATCAGAGAAGCAGTCAAGGAAGATTACAATGCATTGATCGATGCGCTTGTAGCAGTGACCGGCGCACAGGAAATAGGCGCGGCGGTGGAGCATCTTATCGGTGACAATGTGCAGACGATTCTGACAAATGCAGATTCGGCCATCAATAACAGATACACCAAAGCAGAAACAGACAGCGAGATTGCAACGGAAACGAATGATCTCGTAGAAAGCGTGACCTATAACAGCAGCAACGGCGTTTTTACCATCACGAAGAAAGACGGAACCGAAACAACGATAGACACGCCGATTGAAAAGGTGCCGGCAAGCTTTGCATTAGTGACGCATGACAACAAGACCTATCTGCGCGTTACGAACATGGACGGTACCTATACGGAAACGGATGTTTCGAGTCTGCTGAACGTCTACGAATTCAGCAACACAACGAGCATAGCATTCACCGTGACAACGGCGGCAAGCGGAACAAAGACGGTGACGGCGACAGTGCGCGCAGGAAGCATCACGCAAGCAATGCTGGCAAGCGATGTTACCAGCTATTTAGAGGGGCTTGTCGAAGACGCAGAGGGCTATAAAAACGCGGCAGCGCTCAGTGCAAGCGCAGCGGCGGGAAGCGAAACAAATGCCAGAAACAGTGCCACAGCGGCGGCGGGAAGCGCAACAAATGCCGGAAACAGTGCCACAGAGGCGGCAGGAAGTGCAACGAATGCCGGGAACAGTGCCACAGCGGCGGCAGGAAGCGCAACGAATGCCGGGAACAGTGCCACAGCGGCGGCAGGAAGCGCAACGACGGCGGGAACAAAAGCGCAGGATGCAGAGGCGTGGGCAGTCGGTAAGCGCGGAGGTGTCGATGTTCCTTCGACTGATCCTGCATACCACAACAATTCGCTTTACTGGAAAAATCAGGCGCAGGAGGTCGTTGGTGAAAAGGTTGCGAGTTTCAACGGAAGAAGCGGCGTTGTCACACCGCAGAGCGGCGACTATGATGCCTCAATGGTCGGAGCCGACGCGAGCGGCACGGCCTCCAGCGCCGTATCCGCCCACAACAGCAGCAGCAGCGCACACAGCAGCCTGTTTGCCAACAAGGTGGACAAGACCAGCGGATCTTCGAGCTTTACGATTGGCAGAGACAGCAACGGCATCTACGTTGATTATTAAGGGAGGACATTATGAGTAAACACTATTTGCAGGAGAAGATCACCGGCACACAGGGCCAGGTCGTCATGATCAACGCGCAGGGCGCTGCCGAGGCGCAGGACGCGCACTTCGGTTTCTCCCCGCGGATCGTCGTGACCGCGCCGACGGGCAGCACCGTCACCTGCGTCAAGGACGGAGTGACGCTGACCGCGACGGAGGTATCCGGCACGTGGACGTTCGACGTTCCCGATTACGGCACCTGGGTGATCAACGCAAGCTTGGGCAGCAAGAGTGCCAGCGAGAGCGTGGACGTGACCGAAGTGAAGCAGTACAGCATTTCCCTCGCCTATACGTTCATTTACGGCGTGCAGTGGGCAGGCAACAGCTCCACGGCCTGGAGCCGCACGGACGACGCTGCGGGATTTACGGATCCGGTACCCGCCGTCAATAACGGCAGCGGCAGCAGCCCGTTCGACAATCTCTATCCCTGGAGCGGGATGGTAAAGGAAACCCGCACCGGCGGCGTGATGGTCAAGATCCCGAAGTTCTGGTTTAAGTGGACAAAGAGCGGCAACAGCTTGAAGCTCCAGATCGCAGACGGCCCCGTGGACGGCTTCACGGTATCCCCTGCCCACCAGGACAGAGGCGACGGTGCCGGCGAGCGCGATTACGTTTACGTCGGCAGATATCACTGCCATACGAGCAACTGGAAATCGCAGAGCGGCGGCAAGCCGAAAGCGAGCATCACGAGAAGCAGCGCACGCAGCTCCATCCACAACCTGGGAACGAACATCTGGCAGTATGACTTCGCTATGTGGCAGACGATCTTTATGCTCTACCTGGTGGAGTTTGCGGACTGGAACAGCCAGGCGAAGATCGGCTACGGCTGCGGCAACAACAGTTCCACGGAGAATATGGGCGCGACGGACAATATGCAGTACCACACCGGCACGGCAAAGTCCAGCCGCACCACCTACGGCGTGGGCGTGCAGTACCGCTGGATCGAAGATCTCTGGGGCAACGTTTACGACTGGCTGGACGGCTGCTACTACAACGGCAGCGGCCTGAACCTCATTAAGAAGCCGGAAAACTTCTCCGACAGCTCCGGCGGCACCAACATCGGAACACCGAGCGACGGATACCCCAAGGTTATGAGCGTGGCAACTGCGAGCGGATTTGAGTACGCCATCTATCCGACGACAGCGGGAGGCAGCGACAGCACCTATGTGCCTGATTACTGGTACTTCAATTCGTCCTACCCGTGCCTGCGCGTGGGCGGGAACTATTACCAGAACCAGATTTTCGGTTTGTTTTACGTGCACTACTACACCGCGTCGGACACCGTCGGCAACATCGGCTGTCGCCTCCAAGAATTACCCTGATAGGGGAGCGTGAGGGGGCGAGCAGCCCCATCGCATAAATCATTCTTCAATATCTTTTCGGGATTACCTGTGCAAGCAGCCGCGTGTCAATGTACGTACTGTGCCTGATAACTGGAACTTCAATTCGTCCAACCCGTGCCTGCACGTGGGCGGGAACTATAACCAGAACCAGAATTACGGTTTGTTCCACGTGAACTACAACACCGCGTCGAACACCAACGACAACATCGGCTGTCGCACCCTTGTATTGCTTGGCAAGCACCTCCACTATGGCACAGGTAATCGCGCACCACTTGGTGGCAATTTGCTGATAGGGCGCGGTTTAGTACCCTCTTTTATGAGCGTGGGAAAGATCGCGA